AAACAAATCAATTTCCCATTGTTCAAGAAAGCGAATATCTTTTGGTGGTGAAATATTGCATTTACGGACAAAAATATCCTGACAAGGATTAATAATAAATGCCTTATTATACATTGCTGCTTCCATACATTGTGTGAAAGAAGATAAAGCCTCTTTGATTGTCCTATATTTGTAACCTTGTTCAACTAATGAATTTGTTGCCTTTTGCACATCAGATTGTGAAATGGTTCTTAATGGTTTTAAACCCAATTCATTGATATAGGTGTTTTTAACCTTACGCTTATAAACCTTTGCACTTTCTTTGTTTTTTAGTCGGGGAATTTTGTATTCAACAAACCATTCCTCAAACCAATCTTTCAACAACATAGCTGCGTAATTACCTGTTTGGTTGCAGGTAATACTTATTTTTGCTTTTTCAAAATCTTTTCTTAACTGTGTAAGGTTCGTGCCATATAAACATAACTTCTGACCATTAACCATACACCTAGCCTCGTAACGACCGTCCTTTCTTTGACCAAAACCTTTTCCTAAATCTTTACCTTTTAAATCTTTTCCCATAAGTTTCTCCTTTTAATAACTTGAAATTCTTATGGTTCTTAATTATTGTCTTTATAATAACATTATTTTTACGATAAATCAATATATTTTTTGCGTAAATGTACAAAATTTTTTGCTTATTTATAAAGCAATATTATATTTCGCACATCTTTCTAAATGCTTGTCCAGTAGGTTTTTATGTGCATATAATCTATTTCCAATTTTTATTGTAAAAGAATTATCTTCGTGAAGTATTTGGCGAACTTTTGTTTCGCCTAAGCCCAAATATTCACAAATTTCTTTTACATTTAATAATGTCTTATCCATACATACCTCTTATAATAACTATTTTATAATATAATAGGTGCAGAATTAATCCACACCTATTTATTCAGACAGTTTTAGTAGTTGTTAAGTTTATGTAATTAATTAGTACCTGTACTGCCAAACCCACCACGGTCAGTATCATCTAGCTTTTCAACCTCAATAAACTCAACTTCCGGTTGTTTCTTTACAATTCTAAACTGACAAATACGGTCATTAACTTTGATTTCTGTATCTCTAAGGGCATAAGCTGGGAATCTCCAAATATCATTAGTACCACTATAAGAATTATCAATAATACCAATATTGTTTGTCTGTAAGATACCCCAAGTCTTAAAAGTTGAACTACGAGGAACAACGTGTGCTTCATAGCCATCAGGTAATTTCATTGATACACCTAAACTAATAAGTTTGAAATCACCCAGCATTTAGCTTAATATTTTCTGCTGCTCTTAAATCAATCCAGTCACCAATTTCAATCTTTTCATTCTTTGCTAGTTCTGGATTATGATATTTAATCTTAATTTCTTTCATTTCTTAATCAATCTCTCTTTCTTATTCAATAATATAAAGTCCACAGTGACACATTCCTTCTTCTTCATTTGCCACCATTTCTCTAAATTCTTTACACATACATTTTGTATCTTCAGTTTTTGAAATTCTACAAGGGCAATATCCCCCATTTTCTTTTAGTTTTGCACGAATTTCATTTACGATTTCTTTATCAGGATTTGTTTTTACTTTTGCCATATTTACTCCTTATGATATTTTCTTAGCATATTGGTTACTACTAGCCAATTTAATACCTAAAATCGGGTCTAAGTGTGGCTTTTCATCCGGAATAAATCTACCATATTTAATAATAATATTCGGATATTGTTTTAGTTTTTCATATTCTTTATTCCACATCTTTATAATCTCAACCTCGGTATAACCTGTGTAAATAACCACATCATCATTATTACCATTGTTTCTTAATTTTTTTATTACTGCAATTACATTTGCAATGTCATCAAATGGTTCTAAGCCACCAAACACAATGGCTCTTGATAAAATATTGCTAAGGTATCTATCGACAATACTATCAATAGAAATTTCAATATTTGGTTGATTAGCAAGTGTGCCGTTTTGACACACCTGCTTTCCTGACATTTTGTCACACTTAAAAGAACAAGAATGACAAGCAATCAACATTGATGTTACCTTATAATTGGTAAAATCCTCATCAACTAATGCCTTTAAAAGCATTACTGTTCACCAACCATTTCGGCATATTCATACCATTTACGAGTATTAAATTCCTTAAATCTATCCTTTGAATAGTTTCTAGTAGGTACTAGATAACCAACAATTCTTTGGTAGGTGTCATACACTGGTTTACCACAAGTAGGACACATATTAGTTCCAACAAAGCCGTGATGGTTTTCACACTCATTAATACGAGTATTAAATGCGAAATAAATAACATCAGATAATGCAATCTTATTTAGCACATCCCACGCAGTATCTTTATTTGGAAAATTAGATTCTAGGTTGATATGTGCAATAGAACCACCTGAACATTTAGCATCCAAGATAGAACTTAGTTTTAGTTTTTCCTGAATTGTACACTTTGCTGAAAGTGGAATCCACTGATTAGAATAAATAAACTTATCATTAATATTGTATAGTAGATTATCCTTTTGGCATAGAATTACCGCTGCTCTTTCGGCTGGTACACTTTCAATATTAAATGAAAAATCATTTGTGAAATTATCTTTAACATCGTTTAGCACTTCAAAGATTTTACTTGCTAATTCGATACCTTCATCTGTGTAATATGTATTGCCGAACTCATCTGTTCTTGTGTAACCAAATTTTTCAATTACTTCAAATAAGCCAAGAATACCGACTGTGCAATATTGTTTATCCATTTCAACAGCACCTTCTTGATAATTTGGCAATAAGCCCTTTTCTACATTTCTTTTGATAATGTGTCTAACAATTTCAAGTGTTTTACAACAAAGTACAGTTCGTTCACGAAGTAGTTTGAGATATTCTTCTTCATCACAATTACTTTCAAGTGCAATTCTCATTAAGTTAATTGTATTTACCTTAACTGAGCCGATTGAAAGTGCAGTGCCACCAATAGAATTGATGAAACCACTTAATTTTGTTGTATCAGAAAGAAGTCTGCAACAGTTAGATAGGGTAGTAACATCTTCACTGATAAAGAAATTACTATCATTCCACATAGTATTGTGGTCTGAACACCATCTCGCAAAATCTTTATCGACAAAAACATTGTAATCTTTATTTTCTATCATTTCTTTTGCTTCATCTTTTGTAATGTCACTTCTTTTTAGCAATGAATATGTAAGTACAGGAAATGTAAACATATTTTCTTGTCGAATTTCTGAAATGACCTCCATAAATACTTTTTGATGTTCAATCAGTTCATCTACGCAATCAATTACATATGTACCATCCGGATATTCAACACCACCGAATAGTGACTCAATATAATTTCTATCAAAGATAGAAACATTTACAAATGCTGATTGGTCAATTCTCATAAATGGTTGATTTAAACGGTAAATGAATTTTTGGAATGATTGTCTAATATAGTAATCTTTATCTTTGATGTAATAACCACTTTCACAATCTTTTTTCCAAAAATAATAAGTCCAAATAAGAATATTTGGAATACCAACTGCCGTTGGTTCTTTATGTTTCCATAAAGGCTAGACTAGATTTTGACATAACCTTTGTTATGCTGTTTCTCTTTCAACACACGTATCAATAGTGTGTTTACTCCTCTTAACGAGGATAGTCGTTACAGAGCTATCAATAATTTCTAATCGGATATATTATTTCATCTCTTCTATATTTTTTAGAAAATCCATTATTTATTTCCTGAATAGAATTAACATTCACATTATATTTTTTTGCAATTTGATTAAGTGACATTTCCGTATTTTTTAACAACATTATTATTTCCGTTACTTGTTGATAAGTAAATTTTATTACACCACAGCTTTTCCATTTTCTGATTGGATATTTTTCATCCTTAATTTTATGTGTTTTACCTGTGTTTATATCTGATATTACGTGTACCTCAACATTAAACATTCTTGCTATTTCGCCATTAAAAAAATATGTATGTTTTAATAATTCAATAATAACCTTAACATCTGTATCTGACAATTTGCCATTAATATTAGCTTTTTTGCGAATAGGATATTTTTCATTGATATTCGCTCTACTTAATCCGTAATTGATTCTTAATATTTGTCTTTTTGATATATTATATTTATCTGCAAGTTTTAAGTAGGATAGTTTTGTATTAGCCAAATCTTTTTTTAATTCTATTAGTTTTTCATCTGATAGTACACAAGCCGGACTATCTTCACCATATAATGTTGGTGGCTTTTCACCACCTTCTTGAACATTATATCCAAATGGAATAACAGAATTATAATATTTAATCCAATATTTCTCTCTCTCATTATAATTTGTAATTTGATGTTCAACAATCTCTAATGAAAAATTTTCTTTGCCATATTCACTGATTGCTTTTCCGATTTCGGAGTTATTCATATTACTCAATTTACAATGTTGTTTAAATCTTATCTTTGCATTTTTGGATTGTCCTACATAAACTTTGTTGTTGATTTTGTTTTTTATAATGTAAATATCTTTTTTGATAGTTTCCACGGGATTAGCTTGTATGTTATTCATATTTAGCCTTCCCCGTTAGCCACAATATATGACCCCACTGATAAATGGAAAAGAAACAGATGGGCGCAGTTGTTCACCCGAACTTCTATTAGACATAAAACTGATAAATTCAATTAAATCATCTAAGAATGTTGTTAAATGCTTTGGTGCTTTGTTGTTATAATTATTTAAAAAGAATAAACCTTCGGTTGCTAGTCTTGTTAAATCGTAAGCATAGCAGTATGGTACATAGGTTGATGATGAGGCATCGTGTAGATAAAAACCACCATTGTACTCTGTTTCTAGCCATTCCTTAGCAGTCTTTAGACCATACTTTTTCTTTAGTTCATAAAAAATCTTATTAAAAGCAAATAACTTATCTTCTGGTTTACCCTTTTCACTCATTAGACTTCTAATATCTTTATTCGCAACATTTGCACTTGAATCAATAGTAGCATCTGCCACATTCTTATCAATGAAACCATCAATAAAATCTGAGTAATTCAACTGTGTTTCGTGAATACCATTCAAAATTTCAAAATCTTCACCATATTTACTGCTTAAAGACATAAGAGTTTTTTCAAAATCTTGGTTTACTTTTATTGGAATATTCATTCACAATCCTTCCTTTCGTTAATCCATTCGTTTGCTTCTACAAAGTTTAACAAACTACCATTAATAGAGAGAACAGGAACTTGGTCAATCCCCAATTCAGCCATCTCAACTACATTGTTATTCTTTGTGAATTTGATATTTTTTTCTGTAAGTTTCTTTTCAAGAATCTTACATTTCGGACAATTAGTCGAATAAAAAATTATTTCCATTTTTTCTTCTCCTTATATATTTTAAAAGATATATTTAAACTAAATAATATTAATCTTATAAATATTAACTCATATATTTTCTTTATATTTATCACAAAATCGCAATAAAAGTATGCCAGTTTATTTTTTTTCTTGCTATTGTTTTTATTTTGTTATAACAAACCACATACAGTAGATAGAAGTATTACTGATAATGTTTTAATTGTAAAGAAAAGTATTTATTAATTATTCATTTAATCTCCAATATTTAATTGTTAAATTATCTATCTTTCACTTTATTTATACGAATTATTTTGAGCAAATCAGATGCCATACTTTTTATCGTTTTTCGATAAATTTCGTTAAAAAGAATATAATCACATTCTTTATCAAACGAGTCAAACTGACCAACCTCTGTTAGATTTCTTCTGTAACTCTCATCTATATCGTCACCACGTTCCAAAATTTTTATTAGTCTTGACCTTCTGTCAACACATAAATATACAACCAATACTTTTTCTTTAATTTCAGGATGATTTTTTAAATAAACTTTTAAATTTCTAACACCGGCTGGTGTTAAAATAACAACCTTATCATCACCATCATCAAAGTTAATTTTAGTTCCATATTTCCAGCCACGGTAACAATTAAATTCAACGAAGTCATCTACTATCATTTGTTTGAATTGATTATCATTAATAAAATAATAATCAACACCATCCACTTCTAAATCCCTTTTCGGGCGGGTTGTGTATGTAACAACTTTTTTTAAATTTGCATTTTCACATTCTTTACTCGAAACATAATTAGCAAGGGTTGTTTTACCACTACCACTTTCACCTACTAAAGCAACTATCATTGGAAACCTCCTTAATCTATTGTATCAATATCTACATCTAACACTTCTGCCTTTTCTGATATAGATAAATCATCAAATATTCCTTGTAATTCTTCTTTAACGCAATCCTCACATAGTTCATCACCGTCTAATATATATTCAGCATTATCACTTCCACATTGGTCACAATAATCAACTGCTACATTTTTATAAGGACAAGAATTACCTAAACAACCCATCTCTCGTGGGCAGTTAACACACATATCCTCATATGTTCTCATTTCTTTTTAGGCTTTCTTCCACAACTATATTTTTCCGGGCAATATCCTAAGTAATCGCATTTTGGCATAAATTGTAAATCAATAAGTTTAGCCCATTCGTCAGAATATTCTTTTAAAGCATTAATAATATCTTTGAACAACTCTCTAAATTCCCAATATGCACGAGAACACATTCTGTTTCTTGACATATCAATTAGATTTCGTGGATTTCGTTTATCCACCATCTTTGAACTATAAGCAATCGGTAATGCCATAGTTGCATCCTCGATTGGGATTTCATATTCATTAACAAAACGGCTAATTAAGTTATTAATATCTTTCATCATATTTCGCCATTCATTAAGAACTTTTTCATTCTTTTTAATTGTATAAGGTGTGGTATATTCAAACCCATCACCTTTTGAATAATCTATGTATCTTGTAGAGGCTTGTAATCTACTAGGTAAACAACCAATATGTGTGTAATACTCTCGTAAGCATTTTGCCGAATATCCCTCAAAAACCATATGAACATCAGGAAATTCTAATACTCTGCCGTGATTATTTTCTATACATTCCAAACCTCTCCGATAGTTTCTTTCACCATCGGTAATATCTGCTCCCCAACAAATACCAGCTCTCCGACCCATTAAAGAAATTGGGTCTTTGGTGGTTTCGGGAAGAATTGTGACTTTTCCCATATGCACTCCCCTTACTTTATAAATTCACTTTCCGTTTTATAGGCTGATTTTATTCCATACTTTTTAAGCCATTTTTTATTAATCCTCTTTTTCTTGTGTTTTCTTGCCTGAACAAACTCTGTTATTGGAAATTTAAGAAAAAGTTTGTTATCATCCAAATATCTAATTTCTACATCTACCATTTGCACATAAATCACCTTTTTCTGTTATGTAAATAAAATGTAAGTTTTATTGTCATTATATCCCTCCCAAGCCCTCAATTCTTGAGAGGTTAATATGACACGGTTTTTAAATTAGTAAATGTATCAAATATTTTCTTAACATTTTATAATAAAGTTATTATATCACCTAATTCTTCACTTGTCAATAACTTTTATGACATTTTTCGTAACATTTTATAAAAAATATAATTACATTATAAACCTACTACCTTGTGATAACTATTAATCCACAATTCTTTCGTTCCCGGAATATTTACCCATTCACCGTTCTCATTTTTTTGCACCTTTGGTTTGCTTGATGTACTAACAATTCTAACAATATCGCCTTCACTTAATTTATCTTTATTAAAAGTTTTTTTGTTAATCTTACAGTCCAAGGTTGTACCATTTTTTAGTGAATACATTTTTAGTTTAGGTGAATATTTTGCATCAACCGAAAGTACAACAGCCATACCACTGTATTTTTTATCAATTATTGTTATGTACCCCAAATAATCTATTTGTGATTTTATTTTTTCAGATAGTTTCCTTTTAGGTGCTTTTATTTTTTTTGATGTATATTTCAAAAATGAAGGAAAATTAACCCCTGTAAGCATTTTTTCTGTTTCTTTTGTTGCAAATCTTTTAATAATATCAAGTGGTATATCAAGTTTAATTAATTCATCTTTTTTAAATTGACTTCTGCCGCCAAATTTATTAAAGCAGTCAACTTGTGCCAACAGTAAATTTATATCTCCAAATTCAGAAAAGAAATCCAACTCAATTAAAATTTTTAATTGTTTTTGATTGGTAGTTGTTTTATTTTTAATATCTAACAACAGTTCTATAAAGTTGTTATAATAATTATTCCTTAATTCATATATTTCATCTGCAATTTTATCATTCATAAATTTAATAGAAGAAATACCTTTGAATATTTTATTTTGTTCCTTGTCAAAACTATATTTTGCAGTAGAATACCTAAATTTAATTGGTGAAATCGTAATGCCTTGTTTTTTAGCATAATTAATAATGGATAAACTTTTTTCTTCTTTATCTTCAAAAATATTAAGTGCAGTTGTTATAAATTCAAGTGGATAGTAATATCTTAAATAACCACAGATATAGCCAACCCAAGAATAAGGGTCTGCGTGGTTTTTTGAAAAAAGATAGGAACTAGCATCCTCAATAACTTTAATAAAGTTTACAATCAAAGTATCAGACTCTTCAGGTGGAACATTATATTTATCCAACATCGTTTGTTTAAAACCTTCTTTGATTTTAGGTATAAACTTTTCTGTACCAGTCTTTTTTGCAAAACCGCGGCGAACAATATCAGCCTCGCCCATTGTATAACCACAAAACGAATGTAAAAACTCAATAATCTGTTCTTGATATACAAGATACCCAAGAGTAGGGGCAAGAAATTTGTTTAGTGCTTCGTGTCCGTTATCTTGATAGATACCTTGTGCAAGTTTATCTCTATATGATTCACCGGCTGGGCGAATAGCACCATTACCGATTGACAACAAGTCCATATACGAAAAATCCGGGTTCTTTTCTCTGATTTTTTCAATGGTTTTGTCACTAAATAATTGTTTTAAATACGCAGTAGCACTTTGAGATTCCCACTGAAATATCATTGTGGTATCTTCTTTAATACTATTCCACACATTCATATCGTCAGCAGGAATGTTATCTGGAGTGGCGAAAGGAATTTCAGCTAAGTCACAAGTTTTATAGATTAAACCAATATTATCAAGTCCTAAAATATCTAACTTAACAAAATTTAAAGAGTCTATCTCTTTCATATTAAGTAGTGATATTGGGTACTCATCCGAAGATGTAGTAAAAGTGCCAAACCATTCATCAACAGGCATTGGAGAAACTACACAACCAGCAGGATGATTACCGACTGAAACAACTACACCGTTCACCAAATCAACATATTTGAACACATCTGGGTATTGTTTTCTGGCTTTATCTTCGTCATCTTCGCACATTTCAATTATTTTTTCGGATGTTTTTATATAATTACCGCCATTAATTTTTTCAATTTCTTTTTCTAAATCTTTTGGCATAGTGAAGGATTGACCCTGACCGTTATAATATTCAACTGTCTTTAGATATTCGTCATATCTTTTTTGCCATTTAGGACTTAGCCTAGAATAAAAATCGACCTTATCTTTATATAAAGCACGACAAACATCTCTAATAGCACCCTTTAATGCTATTGTATTGAATGTAACAATATCACAACAATATAATCCTTTTTTATTATGAAGATAATCTTTAACGGCTTTTCTATCTTCAGATAACCAGTCGGTATCAATGTCGGCAAGTGATACTCTCTCTTTATTCATAAATCGTTCAAAATTCAGGTTGTATTTTACACTATCTATTTCTGTTATGTATAAGAGATATGCAATAATACTGCCAGATGCTGAACCACGAGAATAACCATATTTAATATTTTCTTTTCTCATTTCAGATTTATAATTTTCTTCTAGCAACATAAAATCTATTGCACCGTTATGCTTGTAAACATCATACTCATAATGTATTCTATCAAGATACTCTTTGTAGTTCGGCTTTTTTATAATACCACGAGATTTTACACCCTCGTTAATCTTTTTCTTGAATACTTCTTCTGAATTTGGATATAATTTAGGATATTTAGGAGAATAATCTAATGAAAATTCTTCTATCATATCAGCCATAACATTAGTATTATTTATAGCCTCATAAACTATTTCTAATGGCAAGGAATTTTGTGTTTTATACGCTGAAATTAGTTGTTCAATAGACTTAAAAGTTAAATCCCAACTATCTTCGTTTGAAAAGCGTACACCTTTTGCCTTTTGTAGTATTGCTCTACCATCCATATGTATATCATTTAATGCGTGAGTATCAGTTCCAGCAATAAGTGGAATACCAGTATTCTGATGTAATTGATAAAGTAACTGATTGTATTCAATTTGTTCTTTACAATTATGATGTTGAATTTCAAGGAAACATCTATGTTTGTTTTGTTGCATAAAACTTAAAAACTTTTCTTTTGCAGTTGGTGTTCCGTTCGCTAAAGCACCACCAAGACACGCAGAAGTAACAATTATATTGTCTGTGGTTTTAAATAATTCTTCAAAAGAAACTCTTGGTGCATAATAATAATGATAATCATTTCTATTAAAAGACTTTGAAACAATTTTATTTAGTTCTTTTACTCCGTCATAATTTTTAGCAATAAGTATAGCGTGGTAGTTATCACGATTTTTTACATAACCCTCAATTTTTAATGTATCAATATCTATTGGGATAGTTTTTACCGTATCATCCTGAGATTTAATTTCAGCTAACCATTCCCCATTATTATTTTGCCAATATTTTTCAAACTTCACTCTAGTAGTTGTAGAGTCCAATAACATATCATTTGCAGAATAAATATGGTTATTTTCATTATCTTCGGTTAGATATACTTCAACTGCGTGAATATATTTCATTCCCATTGATTCAATATATTCTTTCTTTTTTAACCAAGCAAATAAAGAGCCGTGTTCGGAAAATGCAAATGCTTTCATTCCATATTTTTTAGCTATATCAATATAATCGTGAAAATCGGTAATACTATCAATATTTGTTACACCATTACTTAACATTGTATGAATATGATAAGGCACATAGTTGGTTGGTATCATTTTTTACCCCCTATGAGCTTATATTCACACGAATTTCTAAAGTTGCAAAGATTATAACAATAAAAATAATCTTCTGATGCTTTAAATTCGTTTTCTTTGCCAATGGATTTTATCATTTTCTTAAACCATTTAAGAGTATCTTCATACTCGCTTTTAATAAATGGTATTGTGGCAATTTTATCTTCTTTAAAGTGATTCCAACTCATTTCTTTTGGAAATTCACCATATAATTGATAAACTGCGTGGCTATATAAGTACATTTGCTTTTTATATAAATCAAAGCTATGTTCTAATTTCTTTTTAACTCCACCATCTTTTTTAAAAGGATATTCGGTACTCTTATGGTCGATTACAACAATTCTACCATCTGTTTTATCTCTCAATAGTAAATCTATATAACCGATAAAATTATAATTATCAAGTTCAAAGTTTACTTCCTTTTCAACGCCTAATATTTCATATTTTTTTAGCCAATCTATATCAAGGTTTGCAAAATAATCTGCAATAACGACATAGTTTTTATCCATAATAGATTTCTTGACTTTGTAAAAAACATTGTTATCATAATTGTCTAAATAATATTGGAGAGCATCTTCAACTTTTAATTTCCCACTAAATACCATTTCCAATATCTTGTGTACGAAACTTCCTACTTCGGCATAATAATTATTTTCGGCTAGGTATTGTTCGTCATCATTAATTATGTAATTAAGATAAAATTCATATTTACAATGGTCATAACTAGCAACTTTTGAATATGACCAACGAGTATCATTTATATTATATTGATTATCCATTTTACACCACCTTCTTTTTGCCCTTGTACAATTCTTCCCATATTTCTTTCCCACAATCGACCGGTGCATTTTTCGCTTTAGAACCACCGAGTAAATCATTCATATCGTTTATGATATAAATATTGGTAACTTTTCTTAATTTATCTATATTTTTAAATATTTCACCTGAACCATAACTGACATCAGAATCATATGCTAATACAATATTCACCTTTAATTTAACCAATAGTGAAATTTGTTCGGGAGTTAAATTATGTTTTTCGGCTGATACACAATTCCTATAACCCCAACCATAGGCTTTCATAACGCTTTTAATTGACTCAAATATAATTATTTCTTTCTTTTCTTTTACATATCTTAAAGTCACATTTAAACACTGAAAATAATCCATAACGCCAACCTTATAATAATTCATATATTTTTGAATTTTTAAGGCTTTATAATTTTTGTATCTAGTTCTGCCTTTGATATTAATTAAGTTATTATTAATATCATAAACCGGATAAACAATTCTGTTGCTATATTCGTCAATTCTAATATCAAACAAATCTATTGTTTCTTGTGTAATTCCCTCATCAAGCCATTCTGTGACTTTTGCTTTTGTAAATTTATTAAAGTCTGATATTGGAACAATAGGGTGTTGAAACACCTCTGTATTTTGTCTTGATTTTAAAAACATTTTCCATTTCTTTAGAAAATTCATTGTTTTAGATTGACACATTTTGCTTATATCAATCTCAGCAAGTTTAGAGGCTTTTTCAACTGCTTCATCAAATGATAATTTTTCAAACTTCATTAAATATCCAATCATTTGACCTTTAACACCACAAGAAAAACAATAAAAAGAGTTCTTTGCTGGTGAAAATGATAACGAAGGAGTATCATCTCTGTGCAACGGGCAATGAGCGAAATAGTCATTGCCACGTTGTTTTAGTTCTAGGGTTTGTTGAGCATAAGATAGCAAATCAGTATTATTGTTGATTTCCTGTAATACTTCATCATCATAATAATTCATCATAGCCATCTACTCCCATTTTTTAAAATTCATTATCTATTTCGTGTTGTTTTGCCTCAACGATTGTCATAGTGTCGCCACTAAAAACAAAATCTATATATTCATTTTCATCTTGCATTTGTTGACCAAGACGGTTTACATAAATTTGTGCGAATGTATTGCCACATTCCATACCATCTCTTGCTATCATATCTTGTGTTTTATAATCCCATTTAATTGCTACCGACAAATATCTATTGATTTTATCACTATCGGCAACTTCACCACTACGGTTTAGCTGACAAGCCGATAAAACTGATAGGTCAAGTTCACCTGCAATCTTGTTTTTTAGAAAATCACATTTTGCACCCAATATATTATAGTTATCACTAGTTGATGTTTCATTAGATTTAATATAATCGAACACCACAAAAGTTAGTCCAATCTTATATTTAAGCATTTTACATATTGAGTACATCTTTTCGTTTGTCATTTGTGGGTCATATATATGTACAAAGGGTTGTTCTTTTAACCATTCAATACATTCAAGTATCTTTTGTTTTTCTTCTTCAGAATATTTACCGTTCTTTACTCTTTTAATTTCAATGCCTGTAATATGTGAAATGAGTCTTTCGGTATAAAGTCGAGTCTGCATTTCAGTATCAATAACCAAAGTTGGAACACCGTTCCTGAGTTTATGAACAACTTCGTTCATAAGCAGAACAGATTTACCTCTTTTATATTTTGCTTGAACTACCACTAATTCGCCAGTTTCGTATGTAAAATAGTCATTGAAGATATTATATTTTGACGGAATACCATAAATACCACTTTCAGTACGGCGGTCACAAATCTCTTGCCATATGTCATCAATATCATTTCCTAATGTATGAATTTCTGTGCTTGAAATATATTTTTGAGTTAATCCGTCAATTTCGTCATATACTTCATTATTTAATTCATCAAGGTCACATTCTTTGTGGAAACAAGTGCTTGATAATTGATTTAATGTTTTAACTAAATCTCTTTTAAATGATAAAGTCACAACATTGTTTGCTAACATTTGATATTCTTCTAGCGAATTTCTGGCAGTTTCTTCATATAGTTCCATAAATTCTTGAACTGTTGGCATATTATATTTTTCAATAGTTCTTGAAACGCCTTTGTTGCTTTGTAATTTATTAGATATATTATAAGCATCAATAGTTGTAATACCGTCTTTATACAGTTCTTGAATAGCCCAATATATACAACCATTCTCTACTCCAAAAAAATAATTTGGTTTTAAATAATCTGAATGTAATATGTATTCTGGGTGATATATTAATGTTCCGATAATCCCACTTTCTGATTGAATGTCAGACAATTCTGATATATCCATTATTTTTTACCTCCTCCTAAAATGCTTGAAAATCCAACAGACTTTTGATTTAACTTGAATTTAGGAGAATTAGAATTATCTTCAGTAATTTTAAATTCATTAGATTTATGAATTTTTCTCTTTCTATACTGTTCTGCTTTATAAGCGTTTTTAATACATTCTTTATCAACAAAATATTTGAAACCCAATGGATGTTTTAAATTTAATTTGTTTTTAACAACATAATCAAAAACAAAAACTAAATAATCGGACTCAATTCCTCTTGATAACAATTCGTTAAGGCAAAGATGTAACTGACTGAAAACCACAGTTTTACTAATGTGTTTCACCCAACCATTCTTAATATATCGAATATCAGCCTTTACTTTATCATCTTTTTCACTACCTTTTTGTTTTCTTTTCAAACATTCGGTGTGATAATACATTGTTTTTTTTTGGACTGTATATTTATCTTTTGATATATCAATTTTGTGGTCGTAAGGGCAATCATAGTATCTACAAACCCTGATGTCAGTTTTCTTGCTCATAATTATTCCTCTTCTTCCAATAAATAAGTTGCTTCTAAGTCTGATTCGTGTAACGCTAAGATAAGAGGATGTTTACGAATTGCACAACCTAAAGTTTTTAAAACTTCTTTAGGCTCGGAGAAACCCATATGCCATCTAATAGCATATTTTTCTACGGGTTCAAGTTTAATAAATTCTTCTGCCATCATTACTGATTTTTCGCCGTGACCATATGGAATTTTGTCATCAACAATATAAACTGGTGCTGTTACCCAATCAAATCTACCGTTGTTATCCGACTTTGTTCCGTGTTCACTATACACCTTCTTATTTCTTAGTTCTGCACCATAAAAATATGTTTTGCATAAATCGTGAAGTAGTGCAGAGATAATGATATTTTCCTTTTTAATATCAAGTTTTTCACTCCACAATTTATCATTTAATTTTTCACTGAGTCTTTCGTAAACAAATAATGTATGCTCTAACAGTCCACCTTCGTGGCAAGAATGAAATCTTGTAGATGCCGGAGCAGTATAGAAGTCTGACTTTCTAATAAATTCAATCAGACCATCCATACCCTCTCTATTAGTGCTTTTTAATAATTGCTCGAATTTCTCAACATTAGTTGATTTATTCATTAAAACGGTAAATCCTCATCTTCCTCTTCTACAATATCAACAGATGGCTTAGTGTTAGCCTTTGTCTTAGTTTTTGCTGTTGCCTTGCCTTTACTACCAGTTGTTGTTTCATTTCCGTCAGGTACATTAAATGCAAATACTGCATAATTTGTATAACTCTTCTTCTTTTCCGGATTGTAAGGAGAAGTAACCTCACAAGATGTAATCTGAATTGTAATTCCCTTTTCACCAATTACAGTTTTATTAATTTTCTCGTGAGCTGAACCAATGAAACGAACAAAACCATCTTGAAAGTCTGTTTCATAGCCATCTCCGTCTTTTCTCTTTTTACTTGTACTAAGTTTTGCTACTGTATAGTTACCCTTGTTTTCAATGCTCCATACTCTAGCGAAACCGCCACGACCTTCTGAATCTGCTTGTCTAAATCCCATAAAATATACCTCTTACTTTCTAACTGCTAATAGTTGTTGTTTTAAATTTGTTAAAATATCAATATCATTAATATTGTTATATCTACCTGTAATTGATTCATCATCAAGATTTGGGTTTGCTTTCTTTTCTGCTGCCTTGCAAAGTTCAGCCACCTTTTCTTTTGCCTTATCAGATAATGAAACCTTTTTATCAACCAAAGCCTTAATTGTTTCTTTTAGTTCAATTATCTTTGTTGTTTCTTCAGGTAAATCCTCACCCTCGTAAACAAAAGTACCTAGACCAAACAAAGCTAAACACTTAACCAAACAACGCTTACTTGACTTGTTTGCATCTGTTGATGAAATTGCTTTAGCATCAATATGCTGATTTCTATAATCCATAATCGGTAAAGTTTCTGTGATTGTTTCGCCCTCGATAGTTACTTCTACTTCTACCCAACCACTTTTACCGTCATCGTGCCAAGGTCTTGTGTTGCCATATTCATCCATAATCTGTGGAATATTTTTAAAATTAGCACTTGGAAATCTCTTTTTAACTTCAGCCCAAGCAGATGACCAAGGCAAATAGCTTAATTTATTTTTTTCTTTAATTTTGTTTGAAACATCAATTGCATACAATGTTTCAAAAACACTTTTCTTTTCTGCCAACTTAAATTCCTCCAATTTTTTCCATTCTTGCTCTTGTTTCTAAAATTGCAAGATATTTTTCCATTGCTTCAAGCTGCAATCTATATGTACTCTTAGGACAAGTAGGTAAGAAAGTTAATGCACCATCTTCCCAATCCTTTAGCATAGCTTTCAGCTTGTTGTATCTTAGTTTTAACTGATAATATTCCGCCCTAAATCTTTCTTTATAATCAGGGCTAATCATCAAATCAACCGTGTCTTTAATATCGACAATTTTCATTTTTTTGTTCCTCCTTTTTTTAAATTTTAGTGTGCAAATAAATCTGCAATGTGTAACAACATAATATCGTCATATAATTTAGTACCAAGAAGTTGTTTATCTCTATTGAGTGCTTTCTCGGATTGTTTCCATTCACAATAGGGATGCATATGATAATAAATTAAGTTTGTCACATAAGCAATGTCATTTGACTTTATATCTTCAAAACTATGTAAATAAAACATAGCATTATAAGCACCTACACAATGATGTTGGTAATAGTGACAATCACCATCATCAATACCTTTTATATTATTTCTTGTTTTTGTGAAAATTTTACCATTGTCGTGTAACAATGCTCCAACTAATAGCCAAAAATTATCTGGACTTAACTCTTGTATTTTTTCACCGGCTTTTGCACAATGTTCACCAAGAGTTAATTTATGATGACTATTTTCTTGGTCAAAAACATTTGCAACCTTATAAAAAGTATCAAAATTATATTTTTCTTTCTGTTTGTTATGAACAAGTTTAAAATCATTATAATAAGAAAAAACATAAGAAATTTTATCAAAGCCCTCACCATAATGTGGTGGTTGCCAGTTCAGTAACATTCGTTTTATTACTTCTTCTGGTACTTTTCTATCTCTTGAATAATTATTTAGAATACATAGTGAATATTCTGTTGCCATAACTATACATACAGGAATACAAGGTATCTTATTTAATTCTTTGAGAAAATGAATACGATGTTTCTTCTTAATGTATGTAGCATCTATTACAACATCATTTCCTTGTTTTAATTCTTCTTTTGCCTTTTTATGTAGTTTGGTAAATACCTTATTTCCATCACCTTGAATTGTTTCATCACCATAAATTTCCTTACGGATTTGGTCTGAAGATAAAACAATCGGTCTATATGTTTTCTTTGCAGTAGTGATTGTAATATTATTTTTAGCATATGTAGTTTTGCCACTTCCGGGCAAACCACACATCATAATCAAATAAGGACGATTCCCATATCTTTTATAATTTTGTTCAAATTCCAAAGTTTCACCTCCTTGCAAATTATTTGCTTGGTTTTACTTGTCCTCAATGCCCTCATTATTAGAATTTTCGCCAATGCCCTTTTCAAGAAATTCCTTTTGATTTGCAGTTGAACAATATTTCTTAACTTCATCAACTCTTTGAATGAAAGTCTTTTCCCTGTCATTAAGTTTTTCTAAAACAACTTTACTACAAGTTTGAATACCAACTCTAACTCCTCGCAAAAATTGTTCATTTAGTCTTGTTCTTATTAAAAGCTCCATTGCTTTACTTTGTTCTTTATCCACATTAACCTCCGTGCTTTAACAAATATTCCCTAGATACATTTTTGAAACTAAAATCATTTGTTGGGTCACGAAGTACCACACCCTCACGCATTACATCGGGATTAACAACTGATTTTGCAGTTGCATATTTCTTAAATGTTTCCATATCTTTTGGTACATAATATTCGGTATCTAGGATAGGTACAAACTTCATATTCCAACTTTCAATAATTTTCTTACCATCAACTGAAGGTAATCTACCAACATCAGAACGAATAAAGTTAAAAATATATAAGTCATCTTCTTTTAACTTTAAAGGATTACCCTGAACATTTCCGACTGATTCACCTTGAATACACACATACGTACACACAGGGTTATCAATTAAGTAATCTTTTAAATGTTGTTCTATATTATATTTTAAAGCCATTTCCCAATAAATGTTTTTATCGTGGAAACACTTTTGGTCAGGTGTTCTTTGTCTAACCCTTCTTGACAAAACATAAAATTCAAATTTCTTTTTACCTTTTCTTTCAAGGATATAAGTTGAACTAGTTCCGTCTAACTTTTCGGTTACAGTCAAGGGATTTGGATGACCTAAAACCCAAGGGATATTTTCGCAACGTTCTTCATCAGTTGGTCTGACGAATGGAAAATGTGTTGGAAATTTCAAAGGATTATCTTTCTTTCTTCCAAACAAAGCAAACATAATCTTTCTGCCCGTCTTGTATTCCATAATTTTCTTTACAAGTGGCTTTTTAAAAAGTTTCTTGTGTCTTTGTGCCATAGCAATATATTTAGCATTTGGATTTGGCTTATTAGATTTTCTTTCGTTATCTTCAGCTACCCAATATTTAATTCCTAAAATATCAGTAACATCTGTTCCAACTTTCATTTCCTCTAATTCCGGAAATAACCCTATTGGCATTAACAAACCTTGTGAAATAACCTTGCACATCTTTTGGGTTTTAATACGATATTTCTTAGGTTCGAGAAACTTAAATCTCATATCATCTTTTGGGACTTTACTATCAACCTCAAAATAAACTGCTCTATCGCCAACTTTAAAATCACCAATTTGTACTACACACCACCAACCATTTGTACGAGCATATTCAACTCTGTCATAGTTTGGGAGTGACTTAATTTCATCAACCGTTACAATATATGCCAATGCCCTCTTGTCGTTAATTATCATCTATGTAAACTCCTCGTATTTGTTTTAGTCTTGTTATTTTTCTTCTTTTTAATATATGTAATTAAATTACCATCGCTATCAAATACGATTGGTCGTTTAGTTGTGCCACTACCACA